GGAATAGGTATAGACCAAGTACCAGTTGACCTGGCTGGATTTACTCTTGAGTACTCAGGTCGAGCTAGGTTCCATCATACTTGGACTACTACACTGGTGGAAGGTGTAAATGGTGATATCCAAGTTGCGATAGCATCCTGGATGAAACTATGTTATAACTGGATCACAGGAAAGGGTGGTAATAAGAAAGATATTGCATCTACTGCAGCTATTCAACAATACAATAATCCAGGAGTCAGGACTATCAAAACTACTCTTTATGGAGTCTTCCCAATCGGAAATCCAGCTATAGCCCTTTCTATGGCTGAAAGTCGTGCGGTTGCTCCTAGTATCACTTGGAGTTTCGACTATACTGATATCGATCAGATATCTGATGTAGGAACAATAAACATTTAGTCACATGCCCATTCCAGTCCCCATTCTACCTAGTGTAACTGCAACTGATGTAGTTATACCAGTTGCTACTCCAGTCATAATATCTCCTCAAGCAAATAATTTTACTGGCACTATAGGTACTAATGGCCAGATAACTATTGGTACCTATCATGCTCTAGAGATACCTGAACCTCATAGAATATTTAAATTTGACGTCCTTCTTCCACCATTACCTGGTAATCCTCTGAGGCCTATAGTTGAATCAGTTGTTTGTAGTTTCGATAACACTATAGCTGAGCCTCACCCAATCGGTGGTAGGCATATGTTTATAGCAGATTTTTTCGATACCTCAGAATTAAATATGATAATGTATAATGATGCTTATTCTGACGACAGTGGAAACCTAATTTCTTGTACTCCTTTAGAGTATATTCTTGCCTGGAAGAAATTGATTAGACCGTTTTCTCAATCTACTGGCTCAGACGATGGAACTTATCTTTATCCAATAAATTACTGGTATGATATTTATGTATATATACAAGATATGCAGAACCATATAGTTCATACACTTTGGTATAAATACTGTTTTCCAACAACGACTGCAACTCTTCATCTAGACTATGAGAGTCCAGGTAGAAGTAAGATTGCACAGTCTTTCTCGGTTGGTCGTTTGGCTTTGGTTCCAGGACAAGGTAATCCTGATCTAACAAACGATCAAGGATTACCTACTCCAGGTCCTTCTGTTCAACAACTGTCGTTGTAAACTCGTGGTCTAAGAATGAACTGTAACACTGAAAGGAAAAGACTATGGCCGGGATACAGTACCATCCCATTACTCTACCTGGAGCACGTCTCTATCAAAAGGAAGTCCAGATACGTCAATTTGGTCCTACGGAAGTCGAGAACTACTACGTTATAAGACGTACTGGATCAATCCCTGCTTTACGAACTTTGATAGAAAATACGTTAAAAGGTATAAAGATAGAAGAACTTTACGAACCAGATTTTCTCTTTATGGTCTACTGGCAGAGAGTGAACTCTTACTCTCATTTTCCATACAATCTTCCTTGGCAATGTCCTACTTGCAACTCTAATAATTCTAGTAGATTAGACCTCACAAAAATTGTATCTCCGTCAGTCGCAGACGACTACCCTCCAGACGGAGTTGGCCTTGACTTACCCTGCGGTCATCAACTAGTCTTCAGACTCCCAAAAGAGGTTGATGACGTTAATGCAGCTCAACAAGTCAAGATGCTCTCAATCGAAAATCCAAACGAAAGCCACTTCCGCAAGGCGGAACTGCTATGCATGATGGAATTTGACCAAGGTCATTCTCCGATGGAAAAATGGGATTTAATCAATAAGGTATTTACTCCAGAAGATATTTTTGTTATAGAAGGATTTAAGAGACTCTTTAGGTATGGTCCTAACAATCTAATGGATTGTAAATGTACAAAATGTGGAGAACCAAGAGAAGTATCCTTTCGATTTTCAGTACTGGAATTCTTTCCCACTGATACCGACTTCGCAGATATTAGAACTAGAATACTTTCTACTAAACCACTTAAGCATGCAGTTAAGCGAACAGCAGAACCAGTCATTCCAGAGGCTCTTATGGTTTCAGAGACGCCACCAAGCGGAGTTAGACAACCTAGCCAAGTCGAAGCAGCAGCTAGAAGACCAAATGGCAGCGGTGAGGCTGAGACAGTAACTCCAATAATAACCAAAGAGCAGTCTGACAGGCTAGCTAATAGAATACTCGAAGAGGTTCGTCATGAGGTAGAACTTGACGTAGCTCAGAGTCCTGCTCGTTTTGACAGTATAGTAAAACGAAAGTAAACTAAGCTATGGCTAGAGAAAATAGCTTCCTACTTACTGGCGGTGCTCCCTCAGGAGGGAGCGCTGGAGGTACTAGTAGTGGTGGTGGAGGCTCTAGTGGACCTGGAGGTGGAGGTCCCGGAGGACCTGACACCAGAAGTTTAGAGGAAGCTATCAAGTCACTTAGTAGAAGTATTGCAGATCTAAATTTTAGTCTAAAAGATCAGGAAAGATACCAGAGACAAAGTAGTGGTAGACCTTTTGCTAGAGATGTTAAGGAGCAGTTATGGAGTGGCCAAGGAATTGGCGCTCCATTAGGAAATATAGCTGGAATGCTCCCAGGAGGTCAGACGTTAGGTATACTAATAAAAGGAATACAACAAAACTATGATACTGTAAGACAGCTTAGAGATATAGGGAAATCTACAGTTGATTTACTCAAGAGCTTAAATAAGTCTCCAGACGATCTTCATAAAATTGAAAGATACTTAGATCCAAGTAATTCAAAAGGTATAGTAGAATCATTGGTATCTAGACTAAGAGGGTCAGGGGTTGGTGGAGGGGGAGGTGGTGGAGGTGATTCTACTCTTGAGCATATAGCCGAAGGTTATCTTGGTGGAAAGGTTGCACAAGGTGCTGGTACAACTATTCTTAATACTCTAAAAACTGGTTTGATAGCAGCAGCTCCAGAAATTGGAGCGGCTATAGGTGCAGGAGTTGTTCTATATTTTGCAGGAAAGAAGTACGTTGATTGGGCTAGTGACTATAAAAAGGAAGGTGAAGATAGATTACGTCAAATGTTCCCAGGTAGATCTGATGCAGAAATAATGAGAAAACAATTAGAAATTGAAGGAGGTAGTCAATACGGAGCAGAAAAAAATATATTTAGATTTAAGCATCCGGATAATAAGCTAGACATGCCTTACCTTAGGATGCCTTCAGGATATAAAGCAACTCCTTCTGGAGCTCCAGGACTGTCTCACTCTGGAGGTACAGAAAATCCTTTGAAAACTATATGGAGTCTCTTGTCCAGTGCACAAGGAGTTTCTCCGCAAGATCAAGGACTAGGTGGGGGGAAACCTTCTACTCCTCCTGGATTACCTCATAGTGGAGCAGGAAGAATTCCTAAGTTCCAAAAGGGAGGTATCGTCACTGGACCAACTCTAGCTATGGTAGGTGAAGCTGGTCCTGAAGCTATTATACCATTAGGTAATGGTGGTGGTGGTCAGTCCACAGCCAATCAACAAGGTCTACAGGCGTTAGCTGAAGAAATTGCAAGCCTAAGAGGTAGTAGAGGCCAGGAGTCTGCCAAGTTAAATGCACTTATAATGGAGGCGTTAAGTCGAGACCAAGGAAGAGGAGGAGGACAAGTAGCTGCCTATACGCCACCTGGTCAATCTCTAGGTGGAGGTGCTGGAGGTGCTGGAGGTGGGGGTGGAGGAGGTGGCGGAGGACTCCCTGGTGGGGGAATGGGAGGAGGAATTCAAAATCTACTTAATCGTATGCGTGGTAGTGGGCGTGGAAGAGGAGGTGGTGGACCTGGAGGTAGTGGACCTGGAGGTGACACTCCTGGTCAAACTGACACCACTCCAGCTGATCAAGTTCAAGGATCTGATATTACTGGAGATGTCAACAAACCATTGGGTTTATTGACTGAAGCCTTAAAGGCTGGAGGAGGTCAACTTAGAGAAGGAGATATGCCTAGAGGTCCAGCTCAGACTTCTGGAGGAGGTGATGTCTCTGGTTCAAATAGAACTGGAGGAGGGGGTGCAGTTTACGATAAGCTACTTAAAGCATTCCAAGGGTCGAGTATCATTGGAAAGGTGCCAAAAGACGGTGCTAGGTTTGGGATCAAGACAGGATCGGCAGAGGAATATGCAAGGTTCGGAACTGCCGTAGCTTCATCTGAATCTAGCTTTAATCCTAAATTAGACGGTCCGGCAACTGATCCTGGTGGATCACACGGTACTTTTCAGTATGCACATAACCAAGTTCCTGGTGGAAATGCTTATGATGTAGACGCTTCCATCAAGGCATTTGTTAGAGATACTACAAGCTCTGTTAATAAGGGAAGTCTTCGTGGTGGGATACTAGGTGCGCGATTTTCCACCATTGGAAAACACCCAGATCGTACTGAGAAACACTTAGGTGAAGCAAGAGAGATTGCATCTGGAACTGGCTTAAAGACAAGCGGTGGTCAGGGTAAAGTTACTGGTTATAGTCCTTATCAACCTTACGCAGGCATCCCTCAAGGAACTGGTGGGGGAGGGGGAGTTTCAGGAGGTTATGTAGGGACTGGTGGTTTTGATTTCATGGGTAGTAAATCTGCTCATGATATGGGAATGGATGTTCAACATGGTAAAGGAGGATTGCAGTGGTTTGATACCGGAGTCTCTGGAATAGGTAAGATCCAAGCTAATAAGTTTGCTGGTCCAGATATGGCTGGATTTATTCATGATCTGCACGCAGCAGGAGCTCCGTTAGGACAATTTAATGGTACTTTTAATGACCGTCGTAAAAGAGGCGGTAGTATGTGGTCACAGCATGCTTTCGCAAATGCTGTAGATATTGAATCAGGAATGGGATCTGGTTCTGATAATAGTCCTGCATTATATAAGTGGGCTCAGGCTCATCCAAAAGAATTTGCAGAGATACAAGAACGTCACCATATGAGAAATTTATACTCACCAAAGGGAACTCATGACTGGGGTCACTTTGAGTGGACCCCTGGAAGGAAAGCTACTGAAGAAGAGATAGCTGCAAGTAAAAAGGCTCCAGGGACTCCTTCTAGTAATACCTCTGATGCTCAGCTTTCTGAGCGTATCAAAGCACATTCTAAAGATCCTTATAAGGCTCATGTGATAGATGAAGATGAACGTAGAAGAGCTGCTGGAGAAAAGCCTACTGTTGCTTCTAAGTCACCTCAAGGGTCTAATGCTCCAGGTGTTCTACCTATGGAGGGAGAAGTTAGGAGTAGAACTAATCGTCCTTCTTCTGAAGCCAAACCAGGTGAGCCTGACTATGTCCCTGAAAAAGGATCTTCTATAGCTAGATTTCCTCATGTAGCTTCTATGACTGTAGATCCTGAGCTTCTTAAGAGTCCAGCTTTTAAGTCTAGTTTTCCAAGAGAGTCTGAACCTCGTCCTAAGATGGCTGATGTTACCGGAGGTGCTTATAATAAACATATTCCCATTCCCAGAAGCAGACCTGTAGAAGCTACAGAGCCTCGTCCTAAGATGGCTGATGTCGGTGGTGCTTATCGACATGAGGAAGAACCCCGTCCTAAGATGTCTGACGTAGCTGGAGGGGCTTATGGCGAACATACTCCTTTACCTAAAGAGAGGCCGACTAACTTAGAAATTAAAAGTAGGGGAGCTAGAACTCCTCGTACACATGCTGTTCAGAAAGTTGCTCATCACCAAGCTACTCGTCATCAGACCACTCATAAACAAGTTACTCATCACCAAACTAAGGATAGAGAACATCACATACCTGCTTACCAATTCGGTGGAGAAATTCCGTTTGGGGGAATGGGATTAGTTGGTGAAGCTGGTCCAGAGCTGGTTATGGCTCATGACCAAGGAAGTACAGTAGTTCCTTTGCCAGGACCTGGTCAGTCTGAAGTTAGTGGACCAGTTAAACCTCAAATGGAGTCCTCTCTTGGAGTTAAGGGTGGAGGACCTTCAAAACAATCTTTGGAAATGGAAATAGGTAGACTCAAAGACGTACATACTCAAATCCAAACCCAATCTAAAACTGGATCTAAACCTGATACTGGAGGTGGTCGTGGTCCTGTTGATCAACGTCATCAGCCATCTCATAAGTTTGTATCTTCCGACGTAGCACTAGTTATGGCTTCAACTGGATCAGGTTTCTAATAGGAGATAAAATTGGCTGACTCGGCTAACACTGGACCGACTGTCCAAGATCGTGGTGACTGGGGTGTTACTAAACTATTTGGTCAAAATAAGTACTATCTAGTTATCATTACTTCAACTAAATACGGATCAGTTCAAGCTTGGCTACCAGATATTATAGGTTTATCTGTTAAGTCTGAATGGGCTACTATTCTCTCATCTGGACCAGATGCTCTCTCCAGCTTCTTCTTTGCTGGAACTGTTGGAGCTGTACCATTTGCTCAGTATTTAACTGCTCAAGCTTGGAAAGGATCTCAGCCTCTAGAGGTAGTACTGGATCTACAGTTCTTTGCTGTATCAGATTCAGTTGATGAAGTCATTAGACCAATAAGAAATTTAATTAGGATGGCACTACCTAGAAAAAATACTTCTAGTAATGTAATATCTAGTATATTTCAACTAGTACCTCCAGGACCTAGAGTTGACCCAGGCGGACTTTTCGAAACATTTTTTGGTGGAGGGATAACTCGTTTAGGAAGTGATGATATCAATGTGTACATAGGTAATTTTATGAGACTGAAGCAAGTATTTATATCAGACATAAATCCAATAACTTTCAAAGGAAGATTAAGTGCAACAACAGCTACTGATCCTGGTGGCCTCCCTATGCAAGGTGAGTGTCGTGTTACGTTTAAGACTACATACTCTCTTACATCAGATGATATGATGGATATACTGTTACCTAACTTAGTTGGTTCTAAACTATATGACATCAGACCCAACCCAACGTTGACATAATAATGGCTACAAACATAACTAGACAGTACTCACTGGACAACTTTTTCCAGACAGCTGTCGATCCTAACAACAATACCATTCTAGATCCTTACACATTTTTCTGGACGGACTTACCTTACTTTTTAAGAAATTCTATAGGTCAGGTACGTAGAATTGACGCTTCGAAAGAGGGAGTTCCTGATTTAATTTCATTTCAGGAGTATGGTACCCATGATTTATGGTGGGTGCTATCAATTGCTAATCAAATGATAACTCCTGATACTGAAATAGAAATTGGTACTAATATCTACATACCAGGTACAGATGACGTATCTAATTTCTTGTCTAAGATTAACCAAAGAAGTTCTTCACTTAGAATTATAAATCTTACTCCTCAGGGGGTTGGAACAAATCCAGTTCCTGTCTCTAACGTTGTTAACGTTGTTACTCCTACTACACCTACTCCTACTCGTACTCCTAGATCTGTACCTCCTAAGCCTCCAACACCTGTAATTCCACCTCCAGTGTCTCCTCCTATTTCTATGCCTCCTCCAACACCTACTCCTCCTACTCCTCCTCCTCCTACTACTCCTCCTACTACTCCTACTCCTGTACCTGACGAATCTATATTCACACTTGGATCTAGTATCCTAGGAGGTCCTGATGTACTGGGATAAGAAACTTTCTCTGGCTTTACTGGTCTTACTTGGACTAGTAAATTTAGTAAAAGCACAAGGAAATCCTGGATTTGTCGAAGGAGCACATATATGTGCTAACTATCCAAATACAGATTGTTCTAGCGACCCTAATCCAAATCCTCTTAGTCTCAATCAAGCGTTTATAAATAAACAAGATACTTTAAATGTTACCTCTGTAATATCTCCACCATATAATGCTAAGTGTGATGGTGTGACTGATGACTCTTCTGCTTTTCAAGCAGCTATCAATGCTACTTCTTCAGGAGGACTCATTGTAGTACCAAGTGGTAAGACTTGTTCTATGAGTAATCATACATTATCTATTAATTTTAGTAATATAACTATTGATGGTGGTAATGTAGGAACTACTTTAGTTTTTAATAACGCTACTGCTAATAATATTAATATAGGTAACATGGCAGGTCTTCCTGGACCAAGTAATATTAGATTAAGACATCTTACGATTAAGGATAATACTGCTAGAACTGCTGGATATGGTGTTAATGTTCTGGGGGCGTCACAACCTGGACTTGAGGATGTCATTATCAGTGTGACTGGAACTCATACTGCTCTTTATGTACAACAATTTAACGATATGATTGTACGTGATTCTAGATTGAATGGTGCTGTAGTTCTTTTTAGTCCAGCTAATAGTGCTCAGAGAAGTGATCAGTTCACGATTGATCGTTCAGTTATCCAACCAAACTCTCCTACTACTTGTATGCAATGGGATGGTATGGTTCAAACTGTTAATTCTAACCGTTTAGTAATGTTAGGATGTACAATAGGTCTAGCTATATCTAATAATTCTCATAACTCTAGTTTCTACCCTGCCTTTGGTACTTTTACAAATTTGCAGATTGATGGTGCTAGCCAACAAGCTCTTTGGATACAAGCTGGATATAATATGCAGTTTATAGCATCAGATCTTAATTCTTCTGGTACGACGGCAGATATCCCGATTGTTCAAATAGATCCAGACGCTGGTGCTAGTGGTTCCATAACACGACAAGTTAAGCTTATTGGTGGTGGCGTTCATGATACTTACGGTAGATGTATTGTTTCTAATTCGATTGATTTTAGTATAATTGGTACTGATGTTTACGACTGTGGAAAGAATACTTTAAATACTTACTCAGCTATTGAGATCACTCAAGCAGGAGGAACAAGTAACGCACTGATAGCAAATAGTAAGATCGGATTTGCTCTAAACCAAATAGGTTACGCTAGATATGGAGTGTCAATTGATTCTTCAGTCACTGGAGTAGTTGCTTTAGCCGGAAATAACTTTGCTAATCCCATGGGGACGGCTGCTGTCAACGATAATGCTGGTATGGTGCGTTTCCTTGGTAATAATATTGATATAAACGGTACGTCGGTAATTCCATAGCTTTCTTAGTTGCTATCTCGAATACTGGTATCGGATTTAACTCGACAGTTAATACTGGTGCCGGTGCTACTGTATTTGGACAGGTAGATTTTACTAATAATAGTGGAGGAAGCGTAAATGGAGCTACCAATGGAGTCTTTGTTCAAGGATGTCCTACAGGAATAACTGCGTCGACTACTATTGTTACTTTTGGATACGTGACACACTGTTAATGGGAGTATAAAATTTCTACTCGTTTACTCATAAATAGATTCGCTCTTGAAGTAACTATCAGAGGTGAGTCTATTGATTGGGGTCACGCTGCTCTCGATCGTATTGATATAATGGAAAGTTGTAAGGCTAAGTATCCTACTGGAGAATTTATATTTGCATGTAGCCCTAAGTACGTATTTCAAAATCCACCAGTTGATGGTACTCCAATTTATATTACGCTAACAGATATGCAAATGGATCCACCGAACGTTAGTTTTTATAAAATGAAAGTATTTAATTCTAGACTTTGGTCTGGTACGAATGAATTTAAGTATTTTCTTTCTCTAAGAATAGACGCAAACGATTTGTTCAGAGCTAGGATTAAGTCTTATGGTAAGACTTCATCTTCTAATGCTATAGCTGCCTGCGCTAGTGATGCCGGATTATCTCCAGACTGCGACGCCACTTCTGATACTCAGTATTGGTTACGTACTAACGAAAGAGGGATTGATTTTATTTTTCAGACAGTTCCGCATTCTTGGGCCTCTAATTTCTCTTGTTTCGTTATTGCTATCCTTGCTAATGGTTCTCTTCGCATGTATGATGTTAATGCGAGATCTGGTGGCGGTACTTCTTGGAAGTTTCTGAATAGGTATGCTGGGAACTATATTCCAGCAGCTAACGATATTATGTTTGATACGATAGATGCAACTTTTGAAACTATCTCTGGTACATTAAATACTCTTGGTGGATACGGGTCTACAAATGGACAGTATGATTTAGATAAAGGGTTTGGAGATGTTAGCGCTAATATTGGTCAAATAGCTTCTAGCTTTTCTAATATGGCATCTGATGCTATGGGTAGTCAAAGGGCTACAACTATGCCATTCAAGTCTGATAATCAACATGAAAATTATAACAAAGCAGCAGTTCAAAATCTAAGATTTAAATGTATGTACTCCACTCAATGTAAGATAATGGCAAGGTATCCAAGGTCTGCGTTATTGCTAGATCATGTTTACCTAGAGCCTCATTCTCTAGTCTTAAACGATGGAATTATCACTCCGTTTGCAGGGGCATACTTTGTTTCTGAAGTCTCGACAATGATTTTACCTACAGCAGTAACAAAGAACTACACCTTGATTAGACAAGGTGCCAACTATGATGCCGGCTTAGATCTAGGACTAGCTTAATGAGCTATATACTAGACATTCTAGAAGGCGACGTTGTTGATTTCTCCGCTAAACTCAATGCTAGAAAAACACAAAAGTCGGATGAATTTCACAAGAAACTTAGTAACGTTGCAGCATCTATGTCTGGAGTTTTTGCTAAACAAAACGATATAGAAAGTCATCTAAACAATCAAGTCAAGTCAATTGATAGTGAAGGAGCTAACAGATTTGCACTTCCTCATCTAATGAAAGATTATCAAAAAGGAATAAATTCCATCCATGTTCTAAAATTTACAGCTGTTGATAAAAGCGATCCCAATCGTCAAAGTGCAGTTGATCATATAAAAAGAAATCATTCAGCTATCATGAGTCACATAGATGATAAATTAGAAAAGTTTAAAGGACTAAGCAGCTTAGCAGATAAAGCTCCAGCTCCTCAGTATACACATAGAATAATTGGTTCTGCTAGACGTGAGTGGGACGATCATAAAGATTACTTTGGGAAAGAGTTTCCAAAGGAACATGGTCTCTAGAGGGAGGTTAGAATGTCGTTCGTCATGCCAGGACTTGATACAGGCGCTAAGAACAATCCTTCAGAGGATACTCGATATGGAACTGTAATTGATCCACATAAATATCCGGATCCCAAAAAACAAGGTAGAGTAAAATTCAGAGTTCCTGAATTACACGGAGATGAAGGTTCAGGAATTCCTGACGAGCATCTTCCTTGGGCTCAACTAGAGCGTTCTCCGGGGTTCGGGAATAATCCAGAGCAGTCTTCGTTTGGACTTCCTCAAAAGGGAGCCATGATGAAGGCTCGTGCTCATGGAGCGGATAAGTACTCCCCTCTAGTAAATGGGGCTCCTTACTCTACTCCTGGTAAAATTAAAGAATTCAGTGGAGACGATTCTAGTGGAGGAGGAGGTTCTGGAGGCTCTGGTGGAGGGAGTGGAGGTAATAAAGCTGATACTGGAGGTGGTGGAGAAAGTGGTGGCTCCGGTCAAGATAGTGGTTTTAATCAAAAAGATCATTATGGACATAAAGATCCTCTAGGGAATCTTTATCACGTAGATATGAAAAAGAAAACTTTAAATATTGATTGGACCAAGCTTTCAGAAGTTATAATTAAGGCTCCAAAGATTTCTTGGGATATACAGGATACTAAACATGATAGAACTAAAGGATGGGGTGAGAGCGGTAGTCAGACTCCAATTCAAGGAGGCGGAGGTAGCTCTGGAGGTGGAAGTTCTAGAGCTGGAAGCTCTGGTGGCGGAGGATCGTCCGAGCAACCTCCTGAAGGACAAGATACTGTAAAAGGAGACGTAACTTGGACAGTTGCTGGTCAACATACTAAAACAATTCAAGGACAAAAAACTGAAACAATTACAGGAAAAGTTTCTGAAACCTTCAAAGATGAACATTCTTCTACCGTATCCAAAGATGTAACGATGTCACACAAACAAAATTATACCCATACAGTCGGACAAAAATATACTCGTGTAGTAGGGAGTACTAGTACTGAGCGTGATGCAGATGGTCCTGCTAAAACTACAATTGATAAAAGTGGAAAAAGAGACGATAAATATCAAAGTAGCTGGAGTGCTAAAGCTCAATCTAGCGTTTGGGCTTGGCTATTCTCTTATGATATCTCTGGAGTGTAAACATGGCATTAGCTTTACCTTTTACTAGGGAGGCGGCCAGACCTGGTAATATTACCAATAAAAATTTACCTCCTCAATTATACTTCTTTAACGATCTAGAAAGACGATTCAATCAAAGATCAAATCAGATAATTGTGACTGGAGCTGACGCACTAAACGAGAATATTGACAATATTCTTGAGTGCCCAGTTGGTAGCTTCATGTTCAACAGAGCTTTTGGAAGTAGGATAAAAAGTATACTATTTGAACCAATGAACGATCTTACAGCGTACAGGTTAAAAATTTCGATAGTAGAAGCTGTAGAGCAATGGGAACCACGAGTCAAAGTCTTAGTGCAACAATCTATTGTAACTCCCTATTATGATATTCATCTTTATATAGCTAGCATAATCTACCAAATTCTATCAAATGATCAGATTGTGACATATGTTAGATCACTTCCGACACAAACCGGCCAGTAAGGGAAACTATCTCCTAGGACGTTAACTCTTAGAGTTTAAGGTTTGGACTCAAACTAACTGGCTCAAGTAAGAGGAGGGTATACCATTGGAGTTGTCCGGCCTCAATACCGATTTTGCTTCGCTCGCAGTCGAAATGCAGCAGAAAATTGCTAATGAGAGTGATCTCTTATCAGCTGGTTTCCCCGACCAGACGATAGTCCTACTATCAAATACGTTGGCTGGTTGTACAGCCATGCTAAATTACTCCCAGGTTACTAGAGACTTAAATAATTTTATTCCATTCGCGTTTCTAAAGTCGGCGGGCTATGCAATTGCTAGTACTTTAGGTATATCTCCTAGAAGGAGACTAGGAGCTCAACAGACTGTTAGCATTGTTTCTGGAGACGGATCTCCAGACTTTAGTCAACAGTTAAAAGCTCCAGTTGGGATACCTGCATATACTCAGTTTACTTGTAGAAGTATGACTTGGCATACTAGGGAGGATTACTTAATTCATCCTGAAGATACCGAAGTTTTGATCCAGATATTCGAGGGAATTCAAAATTCAGTTTCATTTATCTCAACTGGAGAGAAGTTTCAAAGATGGTTGTTTGGTACTCAGTATAATGTAGATCAAGATACGGTAAGAGTCTTTATTAATAATGAGTACTGGATTTCAGGTATAGGTACTTTCGTAAAGTACCAAGCGACGGACAAAGTCTTTATTCCAACTACGTCTCCAGATGGTCGTGTTTTAGTGTTATTTGGGAATGGTATCTACGGGGTTATCCCCGCTACTGGAGATACTATACAGATTATGTATACTACTACCTTAGGTGCTCAAGGTAATAATGCATCCATAGGAGACCAAGTTCTTTTGAATAGTACAATACTCGTTTCAGCCGGAGTTGGCTTACTTGTTAACTGCAACACCACGACAGTTGCTTCTGGTGGATCTGACGAAGAAGACTTAGATAGTATCAAGTATGTTATTCCTAGGCTCTATGCTGCTAATGAACGATCGGTTAGACGAGACGATTACATAGGTCAGCTGCTTGGTTCTGATTGCCCTGTCGCTATGGACGATGCCAGAGTCTGGGGCGAGTACGAACAAGCTATTATGGTGGGTCTCGGTACTCTAGATATGATGAATAGAGCATATTGGGGAGGAGTTCTTTCAACAATTCTAGCTTACTCTGATGATCAGATAGCTACTGCTGATGGGCACAGTTCGACCTTTAGTTTTACTCTTAGTCAGCAACTCCCAATTCCAGGATCTACTTTAATTAGTAATATCCCAGCCGCAGGTGACATATCTAATAACTACAAAATAGTATTCTCGGATACTGATGGATATGGAATACTAACTTCACCTTTGGTATCGTTTGATAATTTTTTAACTCCTGGAACTGCTGTTAACACGACCTCTGACATAGGACTCACTATTCCTTACATAATAGATGGTTCTCCGGATACAAAGTGGACTTCTAGGATAGCTCCAGACATACTTAATCCATTGTTTATAATGATTACTTTTTCTGGTGGAGCACAACAAGTAGCAAAGAGCTTTAGACTTAGAGCTTCTGATGATTTAGCTCTAGACGATCGAGCATTCCCTAGCAGCGTGAGCATTTGGGGATCTAATGGATCTAAGGCTAATCCTAGCGCTCCTCCCTCACCAAATAATCTAGATGATTGGATGCCGATTAGAGGAAATGTATATCCTCCAGAACCTGGAGTTGAGGGTTATACTAAATGGTACTCTCTAAATAATTACACGCCTTATACATACTTGAGATTCCAAATTAACGGAAAATACGGAGTTTCTGACTTTTGTCGACTCTCAGAGATTGAGCTACAGATATATCAACAGTCATCTCTTATTGACTATAGTACATCTACAGTATATGTAAAGTATCCTGTTAACCTCTCGGCTAATTCCGTAATAAATGCTCGTTATTACGGTGGAAATTTAACTCAGGAGGAACAGGACGAAGTATTAAAATTTATACTTAATACTAATCACTTTACAACTCAGTTTACTTACTCTTCATGTAGAATGGTTAGAGCAGACCTTGTTTTGCAGGTATTCTATAATCCAGTATATAGTAGAAATACTGTTTTGGCTCAGGTATCAAAAGCCATAACAGATTTTCTTAAAGTTAAGAAAGGTTCTATATCAAAGTCTATAAAATTCTCTGACTATGGAAGAATCGTGTCTTCAATTCCTGGAGTTGACTATCATGTCTTTATAAATCCACCTCAAGGAGTTGACACTGTTTGTGATATCGACCAGTACGTGTACTTAACAAGTTTGAATATTCAAATGACAGCCAGTAGTAGATGACAGTTTATCAAGGTAGAGTAACTATATTATCCACTTCCTTTATAGGAAGTGGCTTTGTTGGTTACCAGGTAGATTCTACCCCTGGTCATCTCGTAGATTACGCTGTTGATTCTACGAATGATTATGCACTTTCTACTGGTCCTACTGGTGTAGTACCAGCTCTACTTGTACAATTTGGTTCGGCTACAATTATATCAGAGAGTTTTGTTAGAGTAAATCCTACAGTCGTAGTTCTTAATGCTATAAATCAAAACTATGCCCCTGAAGATACTCTAACTTTATGGTGTGAGAGTGATGATCCTGATCGTCAGGATACTAGAAATGACGAATGGTATGCTACTCTTAAAAGATTTAAGTGGTCTGACCTAGGTCAAGGAGGCGTATTCCAAGGATTTGTTCTTACTTCTAATCTTGGAGGTGTAGCTGTCCTAAATGAGGATCCTCAGTATCACGTTGATACTGTTGGTATTGATATTATCACTCCGTTTCCAACATGGGTACTTCCACCTGATGAGTGGCAGTTACGTATACCTCTAAGTACTGATTTTAATACTAAAGTCTACACTCCTAATTATTTTAGAGAGTCTGATCTTCTTAGCACGTTTATGAAAGATGCTAGAAAATTCTTCGTCTCAGAGTCTAAGTACCTGACTCAAAGAGCAGGAGACTTAAGACGATGGGACAGGATGCCTCCGGACTTTTTAGGTCCTTGGATCCAAACAATAGGTTGCTATCTTAATATAAGTTTACTAGACAATGAGTCTAGAAGACGTCTAGCTTATGAATGGAAAGAGTTCCTTGAATATGCTGGAACTGAATATTTTATCGATTTTCTAGCGTATGTATACGATACACATTTATACGTAGATGCTACTTGGACTACGGACTACAGGGATTTTGAAACAAGAACTGACCTGGTCAATCTAGGAAAGTTTAATGATAGTTACTATCCAACAAACCATGTATTAATTACATACGATCTAGATAAATTCGACGTCTATGACGAGGAAGTTTATAATCTTTTGCTGGATACTTTTTATAAATTAGCTTCTGTTCCTCTTGTTCTAGAAGCGTTTGTATTTCGTCGTAGAGAACCTCTTACTATGACTTTAGTTATGGCCGATCACTCCGGTCATGATTATGTTGATTTTTCTAAACCTATAGTACTAGCTGACATGACACTGTACATAAAAATGTATGATCACAGACATATACATCGTGTAAGTCATTCTGGTCAGGTCAATCTAGATTACCCGACAATATTTATGGTAATGGTAGATTACCGTCACTCGGAATTTTCAAGCTACTCACCCTTTATAGAAATCTAGGAATCTGCTCAAGGGAGAACTAAGTTGACTACTGAAATTACACAAGCTGGTATAACCTATGCAGTTAATGCTCGTAATAACCAAGGACCTAAGATTAATATAATCTATGCAAAAATAGGTCCTACTCAAGTTCCTCCAGGACCTCCATCTCCTAATGATCCTTCTACGGACATAACAGATTCAGTCTACACAGCTAGTCCAGGTCAATTACAATATGCCGTAGTTGACGCTAACACTGTAGAATATATTTTAACTCTTGATGAATCGGTAGGTAACTTTACTGTTGGTAGAATAGGACTTTTCACTGACGATAATACATTATTTTCTATAACTATGATTGATGCTAAAGATGCTAATTTAAACTATGTTCCTGACTTTAAGTTCAAAACTGCTGGGACTGTTGTTGGAAACAGGTTAGTATACTCTATATATCTAGCAATCTCAAGTCTAGCTACTATATCCAACTTTACAATTCAATTACTACAATTGTTAACTATACCTGAAGTGGCTTCAGAGCTACTCTTACCTGACCCTACCCTGGTAGCTTTTAATACTTATCAATTAGATAAACACTCATTTATGAGAACTCCAGCAATAGGCCTTAGACAAACAGCTACTCAAGGTAGAACTAATCCTTCTTGGTTAATGGCTGCCGAGAGACTGATACCTGGTCAGGGTGAAGGTGTAGTTCCAATTGATCCTTCGTTTTTCGCTCCTAATGCTACCGTTGGTTCAGTTGTGTATATTGACTCAAGCAGTGGAAAGGTTTGGCTGGCTGATCCACAAATTACTAACTTTATGATTGGTATACGATCTAGTAACGAGGAAGTTACAAACTACGGTGTGTATGTTGATAATATCAATAATTACTCTAGTGCTTTTACTTTACTATATGCTGGAAGTGGAGTAAGTGCTGGTCAAATTGTGACCGCACCTAACAACTGGTGCATAGGTTATACCATAGGTCCAGTTAATAGTCAGCCTGCTGGTTCACAACCTATAGTAGGTTGGCTATGTTGGGTTGATTTTACTGGAGGTCTGTTCGCTAGAAAGTCTACACCAACTGGTTTTGGAGCTACAGGAGCTACAGGAGCTACTGGTCCTGGTGGAGGTCCGGGAGGTGGAGGAGGGGGATTCCAAGTTGGAGGTCAGTGTTACCTTGAACTATTGGGTGGATTATTAGTTTTGCATCCTTATAATGGAAATAGTATTATCATTGATGGTCAGGTACAAATTGTTCCTAGTTCTGGGATTACTCTTCCTTCAACTGGACTTTCCCCTGATACTAATTATTACATATACGCCTTTATGTCTCAGACCGGAATGGCTTTAGAAGCCTCGACCACAGGTCATATAACTTCTCAAATCACAGGTGTTGAGATTAAAAATCTTGATCAATCTCGTACATTAGTCGGGTTTGCTAGAACCGTAGGATCTAGTTGGGCTGATCAAGATGGTCTCTTATGTGTACTTTCTTGGTTTAATAGAAAACGAAAGAGATCTAGAACTATATTACCTAAACTAGCATCAAATGCCGCTAATGATTATGTCGAGGTCAGTTCAGCTCTAAGAAATTACTTCTTAATTTGGGGTAACCAACTAGCTAGATTCTCTACTGGTGGTAGTCACTTAGCTAATGGCGGAAATGGAGTAACTTCTGCAATAAGCATTGATGGTAATTATCCAGAGTCAGAGAACTCAACCGCTTCTCAAGGTTCGAGAGGTCCTAATATGGAGGGACCTATAGCTCTTACAGGAACAAGAAAAGGACTACTAGAAGGTTTGCATTATAGTACTTTAATGGGATTTCTTTCTGGAGGAGGTCCAGGGACTGCTTATTGGAGACCTTATGATTATAGTAATACGCATAATGTCTCTAATCCACTTCCATCCCCAATTACTATAACTATGGTTGTAGACGGCTAAGGAGAGGTTGAATGACCACACAAGTAACAGCTTCAGGTATAACCTACGCTAAAAATGCGAATACTGGTGCTGGTCCTAAGATTAATATTACTCATGCTAAAATAGATCCTTCTCCAACACCTCCCCCTTCTGCAAATGACCCGTCTACAGATCTACCAGGCTCAGTATATACTTCTACGTCATTACAATACGCTGTAGTTGATGCCAACACTGTAGAATTTATTTTAACTTTGGACGAGTCGGTTGGAAGTCCACCATTTGCTGTTGGTCGAATAGGACTTTTTACTGATAGTAATGTACTATTTTCAATAACAGCTATAGATGCTGTTGATGCTAATGGCAATCCAGTTCCTGATTACAAATTCTCAACTTCTGGAAATGTTGTTGGAAATAGACTTACGTACTCAATATACTTATCAATTACTAAATTATCCAAGTTATGTAATTTTACAATACCATTGCTAAAACTATTAGCAGTACCTGAAGTAGCTAATGAGTCACTTCTTCCTGACCCTTTACACGTTGCTTTTAATACTTATCAAGTAGATAGACATTCGTTTATGAGAATTCCATCAATATCTCTTAGGCAAACTGCTACACAAGGTAGAGCTAATCCTGCTTGGTTAATGGCTGCTGAAAGACTGATACCTGGCCAGGGTGAAGGCGTTGTTCCTGTTGATCCAACACTTTTTAACTCTGATGTTAATGTAGGTACTATTTGTGCTTTAGATCCTCAGTATGTTAGAATTAAAGTATCCGATCCTACAAACGATCCTTTTATAATTGGAATACGTACAGGAGATGGAGAAGTCACAAATTATGGTGCTTATGTTGATCCTGTAAATACGTACGGTACATTCCAGTTGCTATACGCAGGAACTGGAGCTAACGTAGGTAAGATTGTAACTGCTCCTAACGACTGGTGCATTGGTTATGCTATACAACCTGTAAGTTCTCAGAACGCTACTGGATGGTTATGTTGGATTGATTTCACAGGTGGATTATTTGCCAGAAAGCTAATACCTAACGGTGGTGGAGGCACTGGTGCTACTGGTGTAACAGGAGCTTCTGGTCCTGGTGGAGTTACTTCAGTAGTTAATCCTCCAGGCGGTTATTTGGAATTAATAAATGGAGTATTACTTTTCCATCCCTATAATGGTAATAGTGTTATTATAAATGCTCAAGTTCAAGTGATTCCAAGTGGTGGGATTAGTCTAAGTCCATCTGGACTTATTCCTTATGTAGTATACTATATCTATGCTTATATGACAAACTCTGGGATGGCGTTGGAAGCTTCGCCTACGGGTCATACGAGATCTTTAATTACTGGAGTAGAAATTAAAAATGGAGATCAGTCACGTACTTTGGTTGGTTTTGCTCAAACAACAATTGGACCAGCTTGGATTGATCAAGATGGTGCCCTTTGTGTACTCTCTTGGTTTAATAGAAAACGAAAAAGATCTAAATCCACGTTACAGCTTCCTCCTACTCAAAATCGAGGAGTTGTACAAACAAGTGCTGGAGATTATATAGAAATAAGTCCAACTCTGAGAAATTTTTTCTTAGTTTGGGATAAACAATTGGTGAAGTTTTCTACAGGAGGAAGTTCAAGAAATGTGTCTTGTGGAACTGGTACCTCAATTTCCTTTGACGGAGGAACAGCTGAATTGGAAAATACTAGAGCTAATCAAGGATCTGGTGGAGTTTCTCTTTATTTTCCATTAGCTATCATTGGAGAGAAGCTAGCTCTTTCAGAGGGAGCCCATTATAGTACGTTAGTAGGATGTAGACTTACTCCATCTGGAAGTGAGGGAGGGACTGATCATGGAGGAGGTCAATGTGGATGGGACACAGAGGTTTATAGTAATACTCATGGTGTAGGAAATCCACTTCCAGCTCCGATATCTATTACTATAATAGTAGACGGTTGAATATTCAAGAATCATGAAGGAGTAAAATCATGTCTCTAGGACCTAATGGAGAAAAAATAGGACCCACTTTCTCAGGTGAGTTGCTACTATATGGAACTAAGCCAGGAGATACACTAGGTGCTATAACAAATTGGAGTTTCTCTTGGGCTTCTGACGGAACTTTTACTTGGGGTAGTGTGTCACAAAACGATATTAATAAAGTAATGGCTGTATATAATGTACATGATGCTGCAAAATCTTTTCTTTTAGATTACTCAGAAAGTGCTAGATACAATAAGGAGATATCTGGAATAACTGTTAATGGAGTATACACTCAGACTGACTTACAATCACAACAAGCACTACACGCAGTTTATACTTATTGTCAAATACATTCAAGTATCTCTGTTCAGTGGAAGTTACCAGATCTCACTTTTATTACGTACACAGCAACTCAAATAACTAATCTTTTCGATAAGGTTAATCTTTTTGTTCAAAATTGCTTCAACACAGAGTCCTCAATTAACTCTGGTATCAAGGCTGGAAGTGTCACTACCAATGCTCAGATTGACGCTGCTTATGCAAATATACCTACTAACTACTAGTTAAGTCGGGGTTGGCACCCTGGGGGATGACCAGTATACCAACCCCTACCACCTTCCTGTGGGTCACTTGCTAAAATTTCAGGAAGATGGATCTCAAGCTACGTCGTACTAAAATTATCCTTGAAATACTCTTCAGAGACTAACCATTGATCGTCATGATTCTTAGGATTTCTAGCAATCATGTCTCCAACTTTAGGAGATCCAGCTTTCTTATCTTCTTCATTAATACTAACTCCAACAAGGGATTCTCCAGGTTCGTAGGTTCTTAGTTCAGCTATTTTCTTGCGTAGGTAGTGTTTGAATTCACTCATAGTGGTTCCTCCCTAAGCTATATTAGTCTTGTGAGCCTTTCTCAAGAATTCTTCCTCATCCCACTCTAGCATTAGTTTCTGAGCTAGGTTATGATCATAGTGAGGATAGATGTGAGGTAGATGGCAACAGTATCTAGCTACTACTTTATTACCATCTAATTCCTCAACATTTCCGGCGACAGCTCCAGATTTTATCTTGTATCTCTTTCCTGTCTTCCCTCCCTCAATCACAAACCATCCGTTCTTCTCAACCATCTCACGCTGAAAAGGCGTGAGATGCTCTAGGAATATTTCTTTAGCTTTCTTAGAAACAATCCTACGTTTCTCAGATTCTTCTGCCTGGACTCTGTGATATTCCTCAAGTCTGATCCGTTCAGCCTCAGTCCTTTCTTCGATGATACTAGGGACATGGATGTCATCATGCCACTGTGGCCAGTATATAGTATTACCAGAAACAATGACATTTCCTACACAGGTACTGGTAGCAGTAGTACTATTAGTAGTAATACTGAATATATCTAGATTTCGTCCTATAATTGGAAAGTATACTGAATTATGGTATATTGAAGCAAGAGGAGTTGCTGCTATAGAAGGGTACGGTGGTATAAGCTCGTCTGGAACCCAGACTGAGTGAAAACTACCTGTAGCACAGGTGCTATCTGAGATATACGAGTTGAAGAATGGCATTACCTTAACCTCCCTGAAGCTGGGGCATCAGCATCATTTTCTCGGCTTCAGGATCGAACGTAGTCATTCTTTCTCCACGCCTAGGTTCCCCGTCCTTTCCTTCGGTTACTCTAAAAGCATGGTAACCTCTTTTGAGAGCAGCGTTGAAAGCATCTCTAGCCAATTCAACTTCAACGGAGTTGTCTGCGTCCCATCCGTAGGAAGTGTGACCTGTCTGATCGAGGATGTTCATAAAGTGCTTCATAGTCTTACCTCCTAGTGTTTTAAGCGATCTTCTGGTAGTTTCCCTCAAGAGTTCTCAGAGCATCTGGTACCCTCCCGTATGTCTCGTAGATGTTGATAGGAATATCGTAAGGATTCTGGACAGAATTAAAAACAGCTCCACAAAGTGCGTCAGCTAAATCTCCATGGGAGCCGTCCTTATATTGCTTGTAAGGCTTGTCGTGCTCAAAATAAATCCCCTCTAGTTCTTGCCATAGGTCTCTTAGTTGACCTGTCTTGAGACAGTCTTGAGCTACAACTGCTGATAAGGTATCATACTGATTACGAGTCTTGACGGTTGATAACACTTCGATTACATCAGCAAATTCGATAGAAGTTAATTTCTGAAGTAATTGCTCTGATTGGTATTGGTCAGCAGTAAAAGCTTGAAAGGTCATTCCAAAAAAGTCTCTCAAATCAATAATAAAGTCTCTTACTAGGTCCAAGTTAATTCTATTTGGAGAATTTATTTTAATAATCAAGTCCGATACGTATATTATACGACCTGTCTGACTCAGCTCCTTGTGAATAACTGCTAGGCCGGCGGAGCTAACAGCTGCGCCGTCCCAATGCCCGTATCTTGGAGCCATTGGATAACGTCTTATACGAGGACCGTCAGGAGTAGCTTTGAATATATCTCTCGGAAGCTGATCCCTTAAAGGTTTCGTGATAGGTCTAGCTGTAGTTCCTAACGGGGCAGTAAAGTACAAAGTTGGACATAGCCTGTTATCTTCAACCCTGGTCAAATCGTCAAATGGGATTTCTTGACCCATTGAAGCTTGACCAGCTAGATTCATCAAGGACTCTTCAGTCCTAAGTTCAAAATCTATTTTGTACCGATTTGGTACCTTGATTAGGCTACAAGAAGGAGGAAGTTCGAATATGTTCTTGTCAGCCTCTTCAGTATCTTTTCCTATTAAGACTCTGGAAGGGTGCCTTTGGGTACCTCTCATTACCCAAAAGTGACCATCACTAATCATAGCACTGGGATACTTAGTATCCCAAATACTATACTGAGAAATTTTGCTGCCTGGATCGGTAGACATCTGGGAAATATAAGTTGACATAACTCCCTTGGCTTTACGTATTGACGATATAATCGTCATCAAAGTAAATTTAGCTCCTATATATCTGGAACGAATTCTTTCATAAATATTATCAAAGAGAGCAACTGCTTTTTCGATCTCTCCGTGAGCGCCTATTCTAAACTCGGCCTCATCCAACAATCCCCCGAATACGTCCTCGCCTAGAGCATGTCTGTCCTGAGACCCTACGAATATCTTAACGCCATGTGGAAACTCTATGCCTTCGTAGGTTCTACACCAAGGTGTTAGTTCATCGTTATCTTCTCCAACGAAGAGATTAAAGTCAGCAAGTTTTCTTACCTCTACATAATTCTTACATCCTCTAAGGAGCATGACTACACGATCCATAAGAGTAGTATGTGCTTTTGCCACGGTAACCGTGAACAACTGACACGTCATAGGTTTTGATGAGCCACCTCCTAAGCTTAGCTGAGGACGTCTAAGAGAATTAATCCTATAAATATTATATAGATGTGCAATAATACCAGCCGAACTTTTTCCAGTTCCAATTGCTCCAGTACACAACCATTTTCTAATAGTTGAATCTTTAGCAAAGACTTCACATAGGTCTCTTCGCCATTGTGGAAACAATGTAACTGCGTCTTCTCCTATGTATTCAGAAGTTAGAAATTCATCTATCTTAGGAATTTTACGTTTTAAATAAAGCTTCTCCAAAGTTGGAATAGAAGTCATTTGTCCAGTCATTATTAATGCTAGAGCAGTCTTCCTTTGCTCTGTTGGAATCTCTCTGTATCTGGGATTCAATAAACGAACCTCTTCGTCATACTGAATAAGTTCTTTAGACTTCAAAAGAGGCTTAATCCTTTCAAAGTCTATCTTATTTAGATCAACATCTTGTTTCATAGAAGTTACTCACTTCTTGTCATCAGAATTTGATTGATTTTCGATAGTCAGCATAGGTCTATCTTTAAAGTGCTCTGCTATGTGCTCCAGCGCCTCTAGAAGATTTCCTGTATCTTTAATTGGATTAGTTTCTGTGCTACGAGATGCTCCTAATTGGAGCGTATCTCGAGGAGGTCCTCCTAGTCCAAATGCTTGATTTATATTTACAAGAGAGCTACCACCTCTAGCTCCTAGCGCCATTCCGGTGACAGATTGAAGATCGATTACACCTATCTCTGCTAATTCTCTTATAGTTTTTAGTAACATATTATCTGACATTTTATGCATTCGTTCAAATAAAATTTGAATTCCTAGATATCGAGTTTTCTCGGCCTGACTGGCATTGTTATATCTAGAAACTAGGAATTGCTCTTTAAGAGCACCTATCAATTGTTTTCTATCCTGATGTTCCTCATAGTCGTCCAAGTCCTTCTTTAGTTCTAAAGCTACCTCCACGGGGTTTTTATAGACCTTAGGAGGTTCCACCTTAGTCTTCTGACCTTTCATATCGAAAATGTTGTCTTCTCTGTCGTCGTCACTCATGGCTGGGTACTTTCACTTTCTCGTGGAGTTTCTGGGCGCGGTCGTGGGTCTTAAGGGACTTGATGAATCTCATCTCTTCAGGAGATAGTCCCTTAATCCAGTAGTCTAACCTTGCTTGAAGTGTTCTAACAGAGTTACCATTTAGTTTATACTTGAGCTCAAACCAGTCCCAAGACTTACCTTCTACAAGAACATGATAACATGCTAGTGCCGCAAACAAATCTCTACTAAATTCTCTAGGAGTAGGTACTTTAATAGTCTCTCCACCAAATACTTTAACAAAGTTTATAATCTGTTCCGGAGACATAAGGTATAGTACTTCTGGTATCAGAGAGTTTTGAGAAGAACATAGTATGTTTAGTGCTAGATAAACTACAGACGAGTCTGGGTCTAGATTAGACTTCAAGGTCATGGAGTATTCCAGGTATCCGTTGTTCGATTAACCTCATTAGCATTCTTAGGGCTATTCTGTCTCTATAGTCGGGAGTGTCCAACACTAGGTCAGATCTGTCGATAAGCGCGAAGATAACTGGCCAAGCTAGATAGTTGGCACGAGTTGAAAATCTGGGAAATTTCTTTATCGTTTTTAGTATAGAATCAATAAGTATCCCACATTCGTCTCTTTTGAGAAGATTAGTATCTGTTCTATCTATATGAGCAAATACTGGATAATCATCCATGTACTCTTCAATTGGAATATGAATTGCTTGTTGTTCATACTTTTGAGCGTACATTCTCTTTGCTGTAATCTTAAGGGCTGTTTTATAGTAAGCAAAGAAGTTATCTTGATGTACGAACTTTTCTGGATTATTTGCAATCACTATTATAGTATCCTCAGCTAGGATGTAGACCCATTCCTCGACTAAGGAATGCTCTATTCCTCCGACATCTTGGAAAAGAACTTTAGATCCCATAACAACTAAACAATAGAATACCTCGTTTAAATCCTTATCACTTCTAGATTTAGCGTAGTTGTTGATATGAGTTATTGTCTCTCTCCCAATCTGATATATCTTTTTGTTTACATAATTTTCTAACATCTATCTTTCTCCTAATTCTCTCATCAACCGATCAATTAGTTTGTCTTTTTCTAACATTCTTTGTAGATAAGAGTTAGGATCGATTAGGACGATGTTCCCTTTAATAAGTTTGATTCTACCAACTAATGTTTGTGCTTCTCCACTGAGACTCAGATCTCTCATAATCATAGCGATCTGAACTTCAACTATTTTAGCAACTAAGGATACCGAAGTTGCTGTAATACGAGCGAGTTCTGCAACATACCTAGCCTCCAGTTCTTCTTGAGTCATTTCTTTTCCTTATTGTCAAACCTAATTCCATCTAGGCTTAGATCTTTAATCTGGGTATGGCTACCTTTGTGATCACGTATCAAAGTTTCGTACTCTTTTGGAGATATCTCTATAATCCTACTATGAATATCATCAAATTTGACTCTAGTAGCTCCAGAACTCTCGCCTCTTCTTACCAAAGGTAAATGAAAAGTTCCAACCTGCGAGTAATCATTATTACGACCACCTGTAATCATATAATCTACTGCATGTTGTTTCCGACTAGACTCTGCAGCCGAACTGAAACCAAGTTGTTCGTCCATCCAAAACTGAATTTTTGGCTGACATCCTACAATTACTACACATTCGTCAGACTGGGCAAATCCTTTAAATGTTGAGTACATTATTCCACCTGTTTCATACATTCCGAAATCGTCCGGAGGTCTAACGTTAGAATCGTAGTCTATTACAAACATACTAAACTCAAATTTTCTTCTTAAATTTCTAGCATAGGAAACTATCTCGTTGCAATCCAAGCCAAACGCTGGGAATGATGCTACCCTAAGATGTTCTAACCATTTCTCACATTTCTTTTTATACTGGTTAGGCGCATTAACTACATTATTTATCATATCTCCAGTCAGACAACTCATATACTTATGAAGACCATCTAATTCTGAATAATCTCCGAGGAATATGTGAGCTACGTTAAATCCTTGATCGGCAGCAGCTGCTCCCTCTTGGATCATGAATGTAGTTTTTCCTCCTTTTGGACGAAGAACTACCATTGCTAAGTCACCGTTCTTGAATCCTCCGTACTGAGAGGAACCGTTAACCAATCCCAAGGAGCTTTTGATAACTTTTCCTCCTTTAGGCATGTCCTTCTGTCTAAGATAATCTATTATACCTTCTTGTAGAGGATTGATAAATGGATCGGCTGTAATATTAAACGAAGTTGCTTTTGTAAAAAACTTCTGAGCTTCTTTAGTTTGTCCCCTAGAATAAAGATCTACTCCTTTAAGATTAAGTCTATCTTTGATAAAAGTAGATATTATTCTTGTTATTGCTTGTAAGTCTTCGCTAGCAATTGGTGCGTATGACGAGTATATCTTTTCCACGATTTGCCAGTCTTCACTATACATATCTCTGTACGTATGCTGCATATGCAGCCTGAGTACTTTGAGATCAACTGGCCTATCCTTAAAGTCATTACTTATCAATGATTCCACTAAATTCCTGTGGATCGTCTTCTGAAACATCCAAGGTTCTATAAAAGGGGCGCAGTACTGTCTAACTTGTGGGTCTAGTAAAACTTCTACGATCGTCGGTTCCAGCTCCGATTCTTTGATTGGCAAGGTACGCCTCTTTGATTAGAGGGTTTAAGAGTCAGACTGTTACAGCTGGTAAACTTTATTGAAACTTTAGTCATAGCTAAGTTTTC